GTCGGGGCGGTGGGATTCGAACTCACGACCCTCTGCTCCCAAAGCAGATGCGCTACCAGGCTGCGCTACGCCCCGACAATCTCAGTATTATACCCTCTAAATTCGGCCTTGCGACCAATCCAGTATGTGATTAGAGCGAAGTCGCTCAAACATGCAAATCGATGCCGATACAAAGCGACCTGCTGCGTTCAATGAACGGAAACTAGTTTTACTCCAACGTACGCAAGAGGCGCTTAGCCATTGCGCTTGCAAGTTGACCATCGCTAGCTTCCACCATTAGACGTAGCAACGGCTCCGTTCCACTAGGTCGGACCAACACACGTCCGTGGCCACCTAACTCCCGCGTCACACTCTGCACTTCATCAGCAAGTGCAAGATTCGAAGCCCAGTCTTCCCCAGCTTTCAATCGGACATTGACAAGGGTTTGCGGAAACAGGTCAACGCCACTCAAAAGATCTGCCATGCTCCGTCCTGAACGAACGCATGATTGTAAAACCTGTAGCGCAGAAATAAGGCCATCACCAGTAGTATGGCGATCCAAAGTCAGCAAGTGACCCGAACTCTCACCACCCAGTAACCAGCCACGATTTTCCAACTCTTCCAGAACATAGCGATCACCCACCTTCGCACGCACAAACTCGAAGCCACGCCGCTTAAGTGCCAGTTCAACAGCCATGTTGGTCATCAGCGTACCCACCACTCCGGAAAGTTCGGGACCGGGTTGCAGACCACGCGAACGCATGCGATGCAAACGCTCATCCGCAATGATGTAAAGCAACTCGTCGCCGTTGAATAAACGTCCGTTGGCATCCACAAGCTGCAAACGATCGGCATCGCCGTCAAGTGCCACGCCAAAGTTTGCTTTATGCAACTTAACAGCTTCAATCAATGCCTGCGGATGCGTTGCACCCACGAGGTGATTGATATTAAGACCATCGGGAGTGCAACCGATAGACACAACTTCTGCCCCTAGCTCATGAAATACCTTTGGTGCGATCTGGTATGCAGCACCATGTGCGCCGTCCACCACGATCTTCAACCCTTTGAGAGTCAGGTCATGCGGAAAGGTACTTTTGCAAAATTCAATATAACGACCTGCCGCATCATCAAGGCGGCGAGACTTACCAAGTGCAGAAGAATCGGCCCAAACAGGGGCCTCTTCAAGCGCTGCCTCAACATCGCGCTCCCAAGCGTCAGACAGCTTGGCTCCGCTTGCACTGAAAAACTTAATACCGTTGTCAGGATACGCGTTGTGACTGGCGCTAATGACTACCCCCAAGTTGGCGCGCTGCGCGCGCGTCAGATAGGCCACCGCTGGTGTCGGCACAGGGCCTAGCAATACCACATCGACACCTGCCGAGTTAAACCCAGACTCCATCGCACTTTCCAACATATATCCTGAAATGCGGGTGTCTTTACCGATGAGCACAACAGGGTGCGCCTCAGTACGCTTGAGCACACGCCCCACAGCATGGGCGAGTCGCAAAATGAAATCAGGTGTGATGGGAGACTGCCCGACAGTTCCGCGAATACCGTCGGTGCCAAAGTAAATTCTGGTCATGAAAATGGAGTGTGACAGGGACAAAACTGAAAATATTATGCAGTGTGACTGCTTCAATATGCGACTTGAGACTGTACCGCTTGCCAGACCTTAATCGCATCAACGGTTTCACGGACATCGTGCACGCGCACCACATGGGCACCGCGCTCAACAGCCAGAAGTGCCGCCACTGCACTGGCCACGGCACGCCGATGGGCCACCAAGTCGGCGGCGGCATGTTCGCCACCGTCACCCAGCACCCAACCCAACGAGCGCTTGCGCGACCAGCCCACCAGCAGACCATGACCCAAGGCAAGCAAGGCATCCTGGTTGGCCAGCAAACCGAAGTTTTGCTCAGGTGTTTTGCCAAATCCAATGCCTGGATCTAGCAAAATTCGATCGGAATTGATGCCCATCGCTTGCAATTTATCACTTTCATGCTTCAAAAATGAAAGCACCTGAGTGTTGACATCACCGTGCATGGGCAGTGTCTGCATCGACTGCGGATCGCGGTGCATGTGCATCAGGCAAACGCCGCACGTCGGGTGTGCGGTCACCACGTCAGTGGCCGATTTGCCACCAGCCTGGGCAGCAGGAAAGCGCAGCGCCCAAATGTCATTGATGATGTCTGCGCCCACGTCCAGCGCAGCCTGCATGACTTCAGGTTTGTAGGTATCGATGGAGATGGGTACACCGAGTTTCACCGCCTCGGTCAGCACGGGCAGCAGCCGCCCCAACTCCTGCATCAAAGGCACAGGCACTGCGCCAGGGCGAGTGGACTCAGCCCCAAGGTCCAACATGTCAGCGCCCTGAGCAAGCAGGGTTTCGCAATGCGCAATTGCCGTGGATACGCCATGAAAGCGCCCACCGTCCGAAAACGAATCTGGCGTCACGTTAACGATGCCCATGACCTTAGGACGGGTTAGATCAATCTGGAAGCGAGTGGTTTGCCAGTACATGCGATATGAAAGCAAGGGTTGAATTGGATGAGTGAATAAATGCAGCCACAAATGGCAACCGGGGCCAAGGCCCCGGTTGCGTGTTCAGTTAAACCAAGAATCACGCCACATTGGGCGTCGTCGCTTCGGGGCGAATGCCTGGGGCACCACCGCCCGTACCACCAGATGTCGGGGTGCGAGGCGTCCAATCCTTGGGAGGCCGGGGTGGCTTGCCAGCCATGATGTCGTCAAGCTGTTCGCTGTCAATGGTTTCCCACTCCAGCAACGCTTTGGCCATGGCGTGCATCTTGTCGGAATGCTCCTCGATCAGATCACGGGCCAGCTTGTATTGCTGATCGATGATGCGGCGAACCTCCGCATCAACCTTTTGCATGGTCTGCTCGCTCATGTTGGTGGTCTTGGTGACCGAGCGGCCCAAGAACACCTCGCCTTCGTTCTCGGCATACACCATAGGGCCTAACGCGTCAGTCATGCCATAGCGCATGACCATGTCACGGGCAATGGACGTAGCACGTTCGAAGTCGTTGCTGGCACCGGTGGTCATTTGGTTCATAAACACCTCTTCCGCGATGCGGCCACCGAACAGCATGCTGATCTGGTTCAACATGTAGTCCTTGTCGTAGCTGTAGCGGTCTTGGGCAGGCAAACTCATGGTCACGCCCAAGGCGCGGCCACGAGGAATGATAGTGACCTTGTGCACCGGATCGCACTTGGGCAGCAGCTTGCCAATCAGGGCATGGCCAGACTCGTGGTACGCCGTGTTGCGGCGCTCCTCCTCGGGCATGACCATGCTCTTGCGCTCGGGACCCATGAAGATTTTGTCTTTGGCCTTTTCAAAGTCCTGCATTTCCACCGTGCGCGCATTACGGCGCGCAGCCATCAGGGCAGCTTCATTGCACAGGTTGGCCAGGTCGGCACCGCTCATGCCAGGTGTGCCACGTGCAATCACGCTGGCATTCACATCGGTGCCCAAGGGCACTTTGCGCATGTGGACGTTGAGGATTTGCTCGCGACCACGGATATCGGGTAGCGTCACATACACCTGACGGTCAAAGCGACCGGGGCGCAGCAAAGCTGCATCGAGAATGTCGGGGCGGTTGGTAGCGGCCACGACGATGACACCGAGGTTGGTCTCGAAGCCGTCCATCTCGACCAACATCTGGTTCAGAGTTTGTTCGCGCTCGTCGTTGCCACCGCCCAATCCCGCGCCACGCTGGCGGCCCACAGCGTCAATTTCGTCAATGAAGATGATGCAGGGAGCGTTTTTCTTGGCATTCTCGAACATGTCGCGCACGCGGGCTGCGCCTACACCGACAAACATTTCAACGAAGTCTGAACCCGAAATGCTGAAGAACGGCACCTTGGCTTCACCGGCAATGCCTTTGGCAAGCAAGGTTTTGCCGGTGCCAGGTGGACCCACCAGCAACAGGCCACGGGGAATGCGACCGCCCAGTTTCTGAAATTTCTGAGGATCCTTCAAAAAATCAACAACCTCTTTGACTTCTTCTTTGGCTTCGTCGCAGCCAGCGACGTCCGCAAACGTGACGGTGTTGTTGTTCTCGTCAAGCATGCGTGCTTTGCTCTTGCCGAAGCTGAATGCACCGCCTTTACCACCACCTTGCATCTGGCGCATGAAGTACACCCAAACACCGATCAACAGCAACATGGGCCCCCAGCTGACAAGCAGCGTCATGAGCAGCGAACCTTCTTCGCGTGGCTTCACGTCGAACTTGACGTCGTTGGCCAGCAGATCGCCTACCAGCCCCCGATCCAGGAAAGTGGCTGTCGTGCGCAGGCGGCGGTCATCCACAGTAACCGCAGTGATTTCTGTGCCGCCAGGCCCTTCTGCGATGGTTGCACTCTTGATACGCTGCGCCTTCACCTCATCGAGGAAATCAGAATAGCCTACGTAGCCTGCGCCCGCAGTGGCTCGTCCGTCAAATTGCTTGAAGACGGTAAATAGCACCATGGCAATCACCATCCAGACGGCGATTTTCGAAAACCACTGATTATTCAAGTGCGGCTCCTGAGTTGAGGGTCGTTTGCATGTGGGGGCATTTTAGGCTTTTCAAGCCCGCTGGGGCTTGACATTCATCCAAAGCCTTACTAAAGAATGCCCAGGACCCGTCGCGTTGCTTCAAGTTCCCTGAGGCGAAACGGGAAAAACACGGGAGTGGCCCACCGCTTCTTTGTGCGATCACTCACGAACGCGACGGGGCCAATCCGGTTGGCGCTGGGCAATGCAGTCCGAACATCAGACCATACCAACGCTATGGTTTCTTGAGACCCATGCCGACAAGAAAGGTTTCGGACGATTTGTCGCGGGAAGCCTTGGGTTTGAAAGGTTTGACGACCTTGAAATGCGTGCGAAACAACTGCGTCAGAACGCTGTACCCGCTGCCGTGAAACAACTTCACGACCAGCGCACCCTCTGGTTTCAGGTGCACGCAAGCGAATTCGACCGCCAACTCCACCAGCAATGCGATGCGTGTGGCATCGACTCCTTCGATACCCGACAGGTTGGGAGCCATGTCCGACACGACAAGGTCGATCTGGCGCCCAGTAGCCTTGGCACCCAGTGCGGCGTTCAACGCAGAAAGCGTGTCCTCTTCACGGAAATCGCCCATGATGAACGTGACACCTTCAACCGGCTCCATTGGCAGCATGTCCATGGCCACGATGGTGCCATTCAGCTCGCCCACAGCCGCACCGTTGGGCGACAACCTGCGCCGCAAGTACTGACTCCAGGCACCTGGCGTGGAGCCCAGGTCCACCACTGCCTGACCGGGCTTGATGAGACCCAGCGCCTCGTCAATTTCCTTCAGTTTGTACGCCGCGCGGGCACGGTAGCCCTCTCGCTTCGCGAGCTTGACCCAAGGGTCGTTGACATGGTCGTTCAACCACGCCTTGTTGACCTTCTTGCTTTTTGTTTGGACTTTAATTTTTCTATCTCCGGTGGGAATGCTTCCAGGATTGCGAGTATCCCCCGCTTTGCTTCGGCCTCCTGGTCTGACTGATCATCCAGTTGTTCGACGATGCTTTCGAGCGCCGCTCGGGCTGGCTCTGCCCCTGCTTCAGCAGCCATCCGCCCCACTTTTAAAGCTCGCATGAGCTTTTCCCCTTTGGGTGTCCCTTCGTACTTCGCCAGCACAGCACGGGCCATCCATTCGTCAGGGTCAAGCCCTGCGACCTCAGCCATCAGCGCAACGTCTCCAGGTGGGCACGGCTTTTCACCACTGCGCCATTTGCTTACGTGCTGCTGGTGAGCATCGATCAACTTGGCAAGTTTGTTGTCGCTGCCTGCAGCTTTGCTAGCGAGTTCGATCAGTTCAACGACATTTTTTGGCACATCTACACCTTTTGGGCTTATACTGAATTACACGTTTTGGGTTTAACCCTTTGTGCATAAGTCTAAGGCGAACAGGGAAACCATGCCAGCACATCGTAAGCAGTTGAGTGAAGTCATCTTTTCAAGCGCATGCGGAATGTCTTTGGGGTGTGGCTCACGTTTTCCAGCTTCGATCAATTCAACAGTTCAGCTTGTAGTACTGCATTCGCACCTCCAGCAGTCGCTCCCCTTTTTCAGACTGCATCAAGGGGTCAAGTTTGTAGCACGCTGCCCTGTCTTCAGGTGTGAACTTCGCTCTTCTGTGCCTTCTGTTTGTTTCCTCGGCAGTTTCCCCAAACAGAGGTTTGTAAAAGCTTTCGCTTTTCTGCTGCCTGCGAATTTCAGCTTTCACATCTTCCCCTTTCATCGACTTTCCAGTGCTTTTGTCAAGTCCTTGAGTGGGCGTCGTGTCAACGACCGTTGCGTTCAGACATGGGACATGCGAGTAACTCGTTCTCCCATTTTCAGAGCATTTGTAAACGGGTCCTTGAGCCATTGCCGCAGTCGCCACCACAGCAACAGCCAAGGCTATTTGCCAGTTCATCATGACTCGCCAGACACGATCGTCTTTTCACGCACAGGCGCAGTGTCTTTTGGCGTCAGTGCCTTCAAAAGCTCGTCGGCGTTCGGCACTTGCTTGAACCGGATCACCTTGTGTCCGGCCATCGTCAGCAGTAAATCCCGCACTTTGTCCTGGGCTTCACGCCCATTGTGCGATGCGTCGTCAAGCTCCATCACGGCAACCACCTCGAATGCCTTAGTGCACAGCACGAAATCTGCGTATTTCCTGTTGAACCTGTTGCGCACAGCGTTTGTTTTTCCGCTGATCAGCGCGGAAAAAGACACCTGCGAAAGCACCACCAGTTCAGGGAACGTGTCGGCCAATCGAAAAAACATCGCCTGTTCACGTTTGGTAAGCGGTGCCTTCCGCTTTACGTCCCCAGGTTTGAGCCCATTCCCTTTGCTCTTCAGACCGCCCAAGGCCAATAGCACCACTACTGCGGCTGCCAAGGCTATTTGCCAATTCTGCATTTCTTCCTCCCCCGGTAAGTCGGTCTTTCAGCCGATTTGACCATTTCCACGTCCCAACCTAACCAAGGAACCAACCATGCTCAACATTGTCGTCACAAAGCCCGAAATTCGCGAACTCAAAGGCACCGGGAAAACATCCGGAAAACCCTATCACCTGCGCATCCAGACCGCTCACGCATACACCATCGACTCTGATGGCGTGCAAGCCGAGTTTCCCGAAAAATTTGAAATCATGCTGCGCGACACCGAGCAGCCTTACCCCCGCGGTAAGTACACCCTGCACCCCGCCAGCATGGTCGTCAAAGAAGGCCGTTTGGCCTTCGGTGATGTTCGGTTGGTTCCCGCACCCGCTGCGGCCAAGTAAGCGCGGGGTGCACCATGTCCCCCGCCCAATTTGACGAGATCAGCCGTGTTGCGCGTCTGGCGGTGCTTTCGTCCATCTTCACATCCCTTGTGGCTGATGACGTGGACGCAAACAGCGACGTGCAAGCCGTGTGCATCCGCGGCCAAGTCGTCCCCGATGGCCTGAGCCTGTCCATGGTCTATGAAGGGCCAAACGGCGTTGCACTGGGCGAGGTGGCGTTGTGAAAACCTCTCCCTTTGTTAATTACTCGGCTTGTTTGGTTTCCCCTGCTTTTCGGGTCCATCCTGTTTATCCAGACGAATCGTGGGGCGCTCTCGATGCGCCTTTTGTTATTCCTGCTGGCAGCGTTGTTCCCTATCAGCCCTGCAGCGCTGATTTGAAATCCTACCCTGTGCCATCCGGCGTTTTACGGGGGCGTTCGCAATGAGCGCCCCCCGTCAATGGGTCTTTGCCTACGCTGGCAACTATGGCCCCGTGAAAAAGGTGTTCACGTGCGTCATGCAATTTGACGCATACGTTGCCTTTTGGCGCTCGCACGTGTCGGCGGTGTTCTTTGAGTCTCCAACGCTGGCGCGGGGCTCGCTGTGACCTGCTCAAGCTGCAAAACCCCTGATCAGTGCGGGCGCTGCCCCCGCTTTCGCTCAGTCGTCAACGCTGACACGCTGGCGATGGCGAGCGCACGGGCCGGGGGCGGCGCAGCCGCACACGGTACGGGCGCTGGGCTTGTCCCATTTAAAACAAGTCGTAAAGACCTTGTTACTGGTTTTGCAGTCCGAATCGATAAAGAGGCTGTGGCCCTTGCAAGGGTGAAAAGGCTCAAACGCTCAGTGTGGGCCTCCGGTCACCTCCACGGCATCGCGCAAGACGGTTTCCGGGCTCACCAGTGCCATTTTGTGACCCTCACCTATGTCGGGGTGTCCGATTGGCAACCCAAGCACATAGCCAAGGCCCTGGAGTCCTATCGCAACTGGTGCAAGGGTCGCGGCCTCCCCTGCCGTTACACCTGGGTGGCCGAACTGCAAGCGCGTGGCGCGGTGCATTACCACCTGCTTTGTTGGCTCCCTCAAGGCGTGCGCATGCCCCATTGGGACAAACCCACCAAAACGGCCAAGCTCGGCCAGCATCGTCCCCCTTTCTGGCCCCACGGCATGACCAACACCCAGCCCGCCAAAGCTGGGGTTGGCTACCTCATGAAATACCTCTCCAAGCTGGGTGAGTTGACCGTGTTCCCCAAGGGCCTGCGCCTGTATGGCATCGGTGGCCTTGACCCCCAGGCCAAAAGCGTTCGCCAGTGGTTCAACCTGCCCCAGTGGGCCAAGAACGATTACGGCGTAGGCGAGTTGGTGCGCAAGGCTGGCGGCATCGTCGTTCGGGCTACTGGTGAACTGCTGGAACCCGCTTTCAAACTCGTCCGGCATGACGGCTGGCTAGAGGTATTTCAAGTGCGTCCCACGTCCCCCAGGTGGGCCGATGGCGCGTATTCCATGTTCCCCCGTATGGCATGAGAACCCAGCGGCCAGCGCCCACGCTGCCCGGTGCGTTTTTGCGCCTTTTCATCAACCTTTGAAAGTTCATCATGAACAAGAAATTCAACATCGTCGTTCAATCCCGCGCTGCTCGCGCTGCCGTTGCTGCTGTTGCCCTGACCGCTGGTGTCAGCGCTCACGCTGCATTGCCTGCTGCCGTCACTGCTGCCATCACCGATGCGGGCGCTGATCTGGTCACCGCTGCAACGGCTGTGATCGTGGCAATTGCCGCCTTCTGGGGTCTGAAAACCGTGGGCAAAAAAATTGGTCTGTGGGCCTAAGTCCAGGTGACACCGGGAGGGGGTGACCCCTCCCCTACCCCTTAAAAAAAATGGCCACCTGCGTAAAGCTCCTCCCCACTGGTCAGGTGATCGGCAAGGTTGGCACAAACAACGTCGTCAGCAACCAGCCAATCATTGTCTCCGATGCGGCCTGTACCTCTGGCCTCGTCCTCATGGCTCAAAACGATCTGAAATTACAGGTCAGCCCGGAGCCCACCGACCCCCAGCGCGTTGCCGACATGTATGAGCTGTTTCTGGCTTTCATGGTCGTCTTTGCGATGGTTTGGGGGGTCAAGCAACTGCGCCGCATCTTCGGCGGCGACATGGAAAGAGACTGATGCTCCCCCCACTCGAATACATGATCGGTTTTGGCCTCATGGCCCTGCTCTGGTACACCTTCAAATGACCAGACTCCGCGCCCTTTTGCTCGCCCTGTGTGGCTTGATCTCTTCAACGATCGCCCAGGCCGCCTGCCCCCCGTGGGGGTCGCCTGAGCTGTCTGAAGTCACTATTTACACCGGCATATCGTCTGATCCTGCGTATTCTGCGGCTCTTGTGACGTGGAACGCTGCCAATCCGGGTAACTGTGGCGCTGCCAACATTCCGTTTGGCGAAGTTGGCAGCGGCATGTATAAGCTTGTTGGCTATTTGTACAGAGGCGCTCCGACTTCCTGTTCGGACAAATCCGGGACAGGATTCAGTCAGCCATTCATCAGCATTCGCATAGCTGACCTTTCTGTTGACCCAAAACAGGGCTGTTGGGAAGGCTGCGCCGTTGATATTCAGATGGGCCAGTCAATGAAAAGCTGCGACCGTGACACCGGGGCTTGTCATGCAAGTGGCGGGGCATCTGGCACGTTCAACGGTGCGGCCTGTGACCCAAATGTGCCTGTTACCTCCGGTGCAACACCTCCACCAGACCCCACCAAGCCAAAAGACCCATTGGCACCCAACACCAAGCCAATCGACAACCCAGACGGTATTTTCCCTGGCTGCAAGAACAACACCGACCCCGGCTGTGTTCTTGAAAAGCTGCCCCCAGGTTGCAAGAAATCAACGTCCACCACGCCCACGGGCGGGGTGAAAGAGACAACCGTTTGCGAGGAAGTGACCTGTAGCCCCTCCATCTGCAAAAAGGTCAGCACCTCCGACGATAAAAGCTGGGCCACTGGTGGCGGCTTCAAAGCTGGTGACCCTCCAGACGAGCAAACCACCAAAACCACGGAGACCCTTCAGCCCCGCACGGGCACGGGTCAGACCTCCGGCGCTGGTGCGGCTGGTGGCAACGGCACTGGAACGAACGGCGGCAGTAGCTCAGGTGTGGGGCTGTCAGACCTCAACGGTGATGGCTTCATGGATGGTGACACCGACAAAGACGGCACATGTGATGTCAACTGCAACAAGGACACGGGCGCAGAGGATGGCAGTTACTGCGCCGAAAACCCCACCTCCAAGCTCTGCGAAAAAGAGGACAAATCAGGCTGCGACAAAGACTCGAAAAACATTGGTTGCATGGAGCCCGGCACCCCGCCCGATGACAAGATTCCCAAGACCACAAAAACGCTCTCGTTGTTGCCTTCGCCTGTGTCGTTTTCTGGTGGTGGTGGGTGTCCTTCCCCGGTGACCGTTTCGCTCGCTGGTGCAGGTGTCACGCTCATTGACCCCGGCCCTGTCTGCAACACCATCTCCAGCTATTTCCGGCCTGTTGTGTTGCTTATTGCGGCCTTTGCTTCCATGATGATCGTTATAAGGGCGGGTGTTTGATGCCTACGTTAGCTTCGTTTTTGATTGGGTTGATACCTGCGGTCATTGCCAAAATATTTTTGGCCCTCGGTTTTCAGGTGGTCACGTATGTTGGCCTACAAGCGATTTTTGAACAGTTAGGGAACCTCTGCAAAACCCCATTTCTCAGGCTTTCCACGATCGTAAACCTTTGATTTGTATAGCCCGAAATTTCG